ACGTACAGTCGATTGATAACCTGAGCCTGTCCGGTTCGGCGTGGGTGTCCGATCAGGCGCAGGTGTTCGGTTCGGCGCAGGTGTCCGGTTCGGCGCAGGTGTTCGGTTCGGCGCGGGTGTCCGGTTCGGCGTGGGTGTCCGGTTCGGCGCGGGTGTCCGGTTCGGCGTCAAAAACACCGCTCCATCTGACAGGACTCCGTTGGCCCGTGACTATCGCTGACGACACGATGGCAATCGGCTGCCAATTCCACGCACTCAGCCAGTGGTGGCGGTTCAGTGATGCGCAGATCGCTGCGATGGACTCCGATGCACCCGAGTTTTGGGCAGTATATCGGACGGTGTTGCTGGATTTGTGCCGTGGGACTGGTCGGGAGTCGGAATGATGAATATTCCTGAGAACGAACGCATGACGTGGGAAGAGGCGATGAAGATGGCGTGTGAGGAAGTAGATGGGACGAGGTATCGCCTCGGCGGCTGCTATTCCGAATCTCTGAAAGCCCTCGCCCGCCGCATCCAGCGCACAGAGCCGCGCCCGGTCGATCCGGTGCTAGTGGAGGTACGTAAGATCGTGGCGGAGGCGTATCGAGCCTACGATTTCCGTATGACTGCGGCTTCCGTTGCATCGGGCGAGGCAGACAACGGGCCGACCATGAAAGCCGCCCTCGCCTGCTTCCGTCGCGGCATGGAGTGGAAGTGATGGGACGAGATTTTACTGAAGGCCAAGGTTGCCCCCTTATGTCGCTAGACGACGAAGATACACCCTGCCCGGGTCACTTAATTTGCCCACCAGTCGAGAACTGCTCCTGTCATATCAGTCCGCCGTGTGGGGCCTGTATCAGCCTTACGTTGGAATGCTCTGTATGTGGTCGGGGCGTGGAGGATTTGATCCAATGACCGACCTATCCACACTAGCCGCCGGCCTGACGGATGCGCAGAGGGTAAAGCGCAACTGGCGTGGGCAGTTCGTGAAGAAGCTGCGCCACACCGAACCTGACAGTCGGGAATGGTTGATCTGGTCGCGCTATCACCGGGCATGGCATCGCCGGGACATCGAAGGCCGGGCCTGTGGCTATACAAGCGACATCGCCCAAGCAGGTGTGTTCAGTCGTTCTAAGGCCGAGGCTTACAACGATGGCGACAGGAACGAGGCGTTCCATGTGTCCGAGCGGATCGAGCAATTGACCGCCGTCAAGAAGCAGCACCTCGACGCGATTGAGAACCTCGATTTCGCCCTCCGCGCCTACCTCGAAAGGAACCCCGAACAGTGAGTGCGCATACCGACGCATCACATGATGGCTGGCACGTTGTTCCAATGGATGATCTCCGCCCCCACATTACCTCGCGCAAGTGTTGGTGCAAGCCGACGCAGGACGAGGACGATCCTAGCGTATGGGTCCATCACAGCATGGATGGGCGCGAACACACCAAAGAGAAGGGAATTGTTCAATGACTAATGCAATCCACCCCGCCCCGGCAGAGTTTACCGCCGAGCAACTGACCACCGACGCGATTCTGCATTATTTTCACTATTCGCACCTGCCGCCGGTACTGCAAGGCGCATCCAAGCCCTTCTGCGATCTGGCACGGCACATTGTCGAGACGCTGCCCCGCAACGCCGAACGCACCGTGGCGCTCCGCAAGCTACTGGAAGCCAAGGACGCGGCTGTTCGCGCGAATGTCACATGAAAGGAACCCCGATGACTGATGAACTGATCGAGCGAGTGGCGCGGGCAATCAAGATCGTATGGGACAAGCAGCGCCAAGCAGAGGCCGACGCGTCGAATAGTCTGTTCGACTATGAGCCGGGGCCTTGGGAAGAATGGATACCTGAGGCAACCGCCGCCATCGCCGCAATGCCGGGGTGGCAGGGTGTGGCGATGAAACTGCACCACGCGCTTGCGCTGCACACGGCAGAAGGGTGCCCACGCTGTCCCGGTGATTGTAGCGCCTCTAATCCGCCGATGCACAGTTGCCCGTTTTGTGGGGGTGAGGGCGTCAAGGCATCGACGTATGCGTCAGTTATCGGTGTATCAGAAGATGCCGCGCCTAATATCTGGATGGTCCATTGCGACGAAGATCAAGGCGGGTGCGAACTTAACATCATCCGATCCACTAAGGACGCCGCCATCGCCGCATGGAACACCCGCGCCGCCATCGCCGCAATGCCGGGGTGGCAGGGGATCGAGAGCGCGCCGAAGGATGGAACGGACATTCTACTCTACTTCCCGCACCGTGACTTGGTAATCCGAGGTTCATGGGGTTGGCAGGGTGAAGGCGATTGGGAAAGCGGAACACAAGACTGGTGCGACTGGAATACCGACGACGGAGTAGTCGTTCAAGAAGAACCGGATTTATGCCCCTCCCACTGGATGCCCCTCCCACCCGCACCGGAGCCAAAGCCATGAGTAAGATCGGAAATGCCCTCATAGAAATGCAGGAAACCGAAGATTTTCAGTTCGGTTGGGAAAGTGCTGAATGTGGCGCGCCCTACCCAGACTGGGAAGGCGAGATACCCCCATCCGCGAGATCGCGCAGTTTACAGCGCCTCGGTTGGAACGCCTACCACGCATGGGAGGGGGTAAAGCCATGACCCTCCCACCCCTAAACGTATGGATCGAACACGACGGCTCTGCGCAATGCCCGCTGCCCGTGGGGACGGGGCATTATTGGCGGGGTAAGCGCACGGCAGCGCATGACCACTGTGAATGCGTCGTCCGGGCAGGAGAAAGCTGGCGGATGGTCGCCCGCTACCGCGTCACCAGCTACCCGGAGGATGTGTGATGGATGATCTACCCGAGAGGCTGGAATGCCTGTACGTCTGGCCGCAGTCAATTGCTGATAACCATGCCGATATTCTCACCCCGCGCCAGATTGAGAAGCTGTACGAGGTTGGCAATGTCGCTGAACGAGCCGCCGCCGAAATCCGCGCCCTCCGCGCCAAGCTAGCAGAGGCAGAGGGTGAGCAGCTTATACGAACAACCGTGGAACTGCTCAGGGCACAGCGCAGTTACAGCATATCCGGCAGCACGATGTACGAGTGGATCAACCCGGACGGACCGCCTGCTGCCAATCTGATCGAGGCCCAAGCCTCCGAAATCCGCGATCTCCGTGCCCAAGTAGCGGTCGCCCTCGACACCATCGCAGACTACATACACATAATGCACACTCTCATGTTCCCAACAAAGGATATACCCCAATGACATTCGCAGGACTCGCCCAAGAAATCCACGCCGCAAATATCGCCGCAGGCTGGTGGAAACAGATCGACGGCGTAACCCAACCAAGGAATATCGGAGAACTCCTATGCCTCGTGCATTCGGAAATCTCGGAATCTGACGAAGGCAGCGACGGCTGGAAGATGGATGACAAGCTACCCCACCGGAAGATGTCGGAAGTCGAACTGGCAGATGTCGCCATCCGGGTTCTCGATATTCTCGGATATTACGGGGTCAATGTTTATCCGGTCGAAGGGATTCCGCGCCGTATGATGTTCGCAGACTGGTTGGCCCTGATGCACAGGATCACGTCGGAAGCGATGGAAGGATTCCGCAAGGGGCGTGATGATCGTGGATGCCAGTCACTCGTGCGCCTACTGTGGGTCGTCGAGGCAGCGGCAGACGATTACAAATGGGATCTGATGGGCGCAATTGCCGAGAAGCGGGCATTCAATGCGCAGCGGGCCGACCACCGCCCGGAGAATCGGGCTGCCGAGGGCGGTAAAAAGTTTTGACGTGACGATGAATCACGTTATTGTTGATTGTCGAATCGAAAGGGGAAATACCGTGGGACTTCCACAGATGATTTTGGTGGCGTGGTTCGGAATCCGGGCAGGCGCTGGGGCAATGAAATCGCATGAACGGGGAGTGCCGCTTGGGCTTGCTGCGATCATGGAGATCAGCATTCTGGCGGCAATTCTCGGGCTGCTGAATGCAGGAGGTTTCTTCCATGGATGACTCCGATCAGCCGACCGCCACGCAGCTTCTGATGGCCCTGCTCGACGGGGCCACGGAGGTCGCGGAAACCTTGGGCATGGCGGCAGCCGCATTGCACCGCCTGCTCGACAGTAATTCGGGCGATCAGCCTGACGATCAGAAGACAAGGCACTAACCATGGCCGCAAACATCCAAGACAAAGCGGTTCAGGCCGTCACGGAATTCCGCACTAAGATCGCCCGAAACGGTGGCCGCAACCCGGCAGAACTGCTCGTGGCAAACCGGATCTACGCGGCTGTCCATGCCTACCCCGAACTCGAAGATGCCCGGAAGGCCATCGGCGGGGGATACGAAGGGACTGTAGCTGATTGGATCAGGGGGATGAAGGATGCACAGTGATCACCGTGATTTCTGCCTCTGGCATGTCGATCAGCGGGAGTCCGACTGTACGTGTATTGGGCTGTGGGGGAATCCGCCAGTCCACCACCAGCAGTCCCGCATGGACAGCTTCATGGAATCCCTGACCAACACGGCCATCGGTTTCGTGCTGTCGCTCATCACATGGCAACTGGTCGCCGGGGCGTATGGCATTCCGATGCCGATTGGTCTGAATATTCAGATCACGCTGATTTTCACTATCGTGTCGATTGCACGACAATATGTTTTGCGCCGGACGTTCGATGGTCGTTCGCCGCGGCAATGGTTGAAGGGGAAGTTGTGATGACGAGAGATGAGGCGCGGGAGTATTTGAGGCCGTTCGTAGATGCACATAAGGTTGAGGGTTATTCGACTTTCAAAGGTGTCGTTGAAGGTGCGGTCGATGCTATCATGGCCCTGATGACGCGGGATGTCGCCCGTCCGCTCCATATGTACCTTGGAGAAGACGCATGAACACTCGACTGATCGGCATCACGAAACCCGTGATTTCCGACGTTCCCGGTCCTGCTGAACTGTTGGCATACTGCGCACGGGTGTCATCCACTGCTAACCAGTTGAACCACGAGACGGGCGGCAAACTGCTGCGGTCGCTCGTGCGCCGGAAGGAATGGTCGCCGCTCGAAATGGTCAGCCTGACAATCGAGATTTCGACCACGCGGGACATCGCCCGCCAGATTCTGCGCCATCGTTCGTTTTCGTTTCAGGAGTTCAGCCAGCGGTATGCCGAGGTTGATGATCTTCCGATATTCCGGGAAGCACGGCTTCAGGATACGAAGGATCGGCAGAACTCGCTGGAAACGGATGACCTCAATCTGGCCCAATGGTGGCAGGAGGAACAGGCCGATGTCGCACGCAACTGTACTGCGATATATCAAGCCGCCCTTGATCATGGCATTGCCAAGGAAGTTGCCCGTGCCGTTCTCCCAGAGGGCATGACACAAACCCGGATGTTCATGGCGGGTACGCTCCGAAGCTGGCTGCACTACATCTTTCTGCGCTGCGACCGGAAGACCCAGAAGGAACACCGCGAGGTAGCCGAGGGTTGCCGGGACATCTTGATCGCAGAGTTCCCGGACCTTCAGGATCTCATCATGGGGGAACTCGCATGAGGGCCTTGATGCTGTTCGGCGTCCCGACGCTCCTCTGGACCGTCATCATAGCGACCATCGTGAATGTCCTATAGCCCGCGCTCCGAACTCCTGTGGAAGATCGACCCACTGGTGGAGGCTGCCCGTAAGCTGCCCGAATGGAAGGAATTCCACCGGCTCTGCGGACGGGCAACCCTGTGTTTCGACCACATCGAACGCGCAGGCCGTGGGGCATTCGGATGCACGGCGTTCACCACCGAAAAGCGCGGCGAGAATTGGGTGTTCGTCCACCGGGCAGACGGTCGGGGAAATACAGTGATTGCCGCGCTGACCGATGCCTATGAGAAGTCAGGAATCATGGTCCCTGGAGCGCCAGAAATGCTGGCGCGTGGGCTGTCCGGTTTCAGTTATGAGGATTTGATATGACACATATTATGGTTGATCTGGAAACGTGGGGACTCATCCCCGGATCTGATATTCGCAGCATCGGCGCAGTTGTGTTCGATCCTGCTGCCGGGACTCTGGGTGATGAGTTCTATGTGAATGTTTCCGGGGGTGGTGGCATCGGGCTGACTCGTGATCCGGCCACTGCTGAGTGGTGGTCCGGCCAGAGTGATGTCGCACGCCAGCGGCTTGATGTCGGGGTACTTGGGTTGTGGTGGGGTCTGGCACAGTTCTCCGACTGGTGGACCGAACGTGATCCGCGCCATCAGCCTGACGGGAAATATGCAACCTTCTGGGCGCATGGTCCGCATTTCGATGAGGCAATCCTCAGTGCCTGTTACCGCGCTGCCGGGCAGACCGCCCCGTGGCATTACCGCGCCCCGCGAGATTGCCGGACGATCTGGGAGGCCGCTGGCGGGATCGACCTTCCGTTCGAAGGCGTACAACACGACGCGTTGGACGATGCCAAGCATCAGGCTCGCTGTGTGATCGAGGCATACCGTAAGCTGGGAGTGTCTGCGGCATGACGACCCCACCAATCGGTATCAGCGGATACGCAGGCTCGGGCAAGACCACCGTGGCCGACTACATCACCAGCCGTTACGGCTACCAGAAGCGCCACATTGCAGAGCCGCTGCGCCGGATGCTGCGGTCGCTCCTGACCGACTTCGGGATGGCACCCGAGGAAATCACGGAATACCTGACGGGCAGCCTGAAAGAGCAGGTTATCCCATGTCTCGGCGTCACGTCACGCCGGGCACAGATCACGCTGGGAACCGAGTGGGGGCGCAAGCAGGTGCATCCCGACCTCTGGGCAAGCCTGTGGTCCCTACAGGCCGAAGGTAAGGCCGACATGAACGACTCCGTGCGCTTCCCGAACGAGGAAGACGCCATTCGTCGTTCCCACGGAATCACCATTCTCGTGACACGCCCCGGCACCGGGCCTGCGGCATTCCGATGGGGGGCATTCGGGCGGTGGTTACACCGTACATTCGGGATCATGTGGGGTGTCCACGATAGCGAGCGGGTTGATCGCCTGAACCCGGACTATGTGATCGTGAATGACGGTTCGCTCGAAATCTTGCGGGCAAAGGTGGATTCGGTGATGACGGACATCGCGTTTTCACCTATTACGTGGTCCCCCACGAAAACGGAGACTGTATGACAGCGGATGAACGGGGCGAATCTGTCGCCCACTGGCTCGAAACTCTGGCTGACGCGCACGACCACTTGGCGGAAACTGAGATGGGCGGCAACGAGGACCAGAACCGGATGATCGCCATCCACTATCGGGCACGCGCGACCGACATCCGGGCTGAAATGGACATCCTGTAATGACTTTCGAAGAGGCATACCGGAAGCACCGAACTGGGATGCTCCGGTATGCCGGGCGCTGGTGTGAAGACCGTGGGATCGACCCGGAAGACGTGGTGCAGGATGCGTTTCTGATCGCGTGGCGGAAGTGGTCAGCAGCCGGGGAAAACGTGTTCTCGTGGCTGCTGGGGATCGCCCGGAATGCGTTCTACCACTTGCTGCGTGATGGCCTGCACAGGACGCGCGGCGGTCGGCCCACAGGGTTTGCCGTGGTCGAATGGAATGCCGATGCTGACGAGCGCCAAACGCCTGCCACGCAGGAACTGACGGTGTGGCTCGATCAGTTGCGCCAGAAGTTCGAGACGTTGGGGCCGTCGCAGGCCGATGCGCTCCGGGGTGTGTCCTGTGGGCTGTCCGTGGGCGATATTGCCGACCAGACGGGGCGCACGCCCGCCTCCGTGTCGATGGCCCTGACATTGGGCCGCAGAAGGCTGTTGACCATGGTGTGAATCACCGTATGGTTGAGTCGTAACGTTTAAGGGGATTCGGAAGATGAGCATATCGAACACGGATGAGCGGCTGGCGTTGCTGATCTCTCGCATTGAAACGCTGACCGAAGAGAAGAAGGGCATCTCGGATGACATCAAGGATGTCTTTCTGGAAGCCAAGGCTGTCGGATATGACGTGAAGATCATGCGGAAGATCATCCAGCTTCGGAAGATGCAGGCCGACGACCGCCGTGAACAGCAGATGCTGCTGGACACGTATATGTCCGCGCTGGGTCTGGAATGAGCCTCGAACAGTCTATCCGCCAGTTGGCCACGGAAGATAACATCCAGATCAACCTGTGGCGCACGGCAGCCGGGTATCAGGCCAACGTGAAAGAGACAGCCGCGAAGGGCTGGACGTGCGTGACGGCGGGCGACGTGATCGAAGCCCTCGGCACAGCGCTCCGACAGCGTGTTGCCCATGTGCCCGACCGGCTAATTATCTCAGAAGACGATATGCAGTTGGATCTCGAAGACGCCATTGCCGCTGCTGCCGATAGTTTTGAGGATTTGTTGGGATGAGTTTTATTGCAAGCGGGCCGTTTGCTGGCCTGCTCAAGAACGGCTACGGCTGCATCGAAGCAGATCCGGCTTGGGGATGGACATCCTATTCAGGCACCGCCAGCGCGCCGCACAGGACCAAGGAAGCCCCATACCCTGTGATGACCATCGCAGAGATGCAGGCGCTCCCCGTGGCCGATCTGGCGGCAAAAGACTGCCTGCTCAACATGTGGGTGATCGGCAGCCACCTCGACCAAGCTATTGAACTGGGTCGTGCATGGGGCTTCACGTTCAAATCGGACGGCTTTGTCTGGGTGAAGACCGGCAAGCATGATCCTGCTGTGCGACCAATCAGCATGGGCAAGTGGGTACGCAAACAGGTCGAATACAGTCTGTTGTTCAGTCGAGGCCGTCCGTCCCGCATCGAAGCCGGGGTTCGGCAACTTATGGAAACAGAGTGCATTATTTATGCCCCGAAACGCGAGCATAGCCGTAAGCCCGAAGAACGCTATGCTCGAATCGAGCGACTCGTGGGCGGGCCGTATGTCGAATTGTTCTCACGCGAGCGGCGGGATGGCTGGCACAACTGGGGCAATGAGACAGGGAAATTCAGCCATGACGAATTCGCAGACGTAATCGGTTAACCGTCAGATTTAACCGATTAGAGTCACGCTGTCGATTTTATACGCATTGCCAACGCATATTTCAGGGGACGATATGCTGAAGATTGAAACGCGCGAAGACGGCGATGTCGTTGTCTTCCCAAACAAATGCTGCGCGCGCCACCTTATCCGGCATGACGGAACCCGCGAGGTTCTGGAATACTGGCATCCGATTCGCACAGGGCAGTGGGGGCGAGACTGCCAGACCGGACGGGACTACGCGATCCACGTCGTCCAGTACATGCGGGATGAGTCTGATCCACTGCTGCTGACGAAGATCATGCAGGACATGACGCTGAAAGCGGTATTCGGCGGCGTCGAAACCGGATTCTGTACGGCTATTTCCGAACTGGTCGCCAGTGGGTGAGTTCCACCGCGTTCCCGTTCTTATCCAGCCACCGATCTTCGTAGTCCCCGGCAGCCCAATAGGCTACGGGAACCAGACGCGCATCGACTGATAGCCCCTCAATCAGCACGGGGACAGCCTCGACCACCAGCTTGCCAGCAGAGTTCCGCCCCCATATCTCCCGTACTGCCAGCGGGGCAGTCTTGATGGGCAGCCAGCGGAGCGATGCGTGCAGCGTGGTCATGCGCGGTATTTCCCGTCGATGAGAGTCACGAGCGTTCGTTTGGAATTCGGGTAAATCAGCCCGTGGGTGTGCGACCACCCGGACGGCCCACTGTTGTAACTCTGGTCGAGCAGGCCAGACAGGCCCGACGTATGCACGCCGTCCAGAATGCCCGGTGAATGTGCATGGCCGACGTTCATACGCATCGCCACGCGGGTCAGCCCGAGCGCACTGCCACGCGCACCGTTCGGCCCCTCGTCGCCGTGCATCCCGATCTCGATGCCACCATGCGCCTGACAGACCATGTATGAGCCGTTGCGCGGCACGAACACCACGTCGTCCAGCGCACGGCCCAGCGGGTCATGACGGGATAGCGCCCATTGGATGATGTCGAAGTCCGGTCGGCCCGTTTCGATCTGCCGGTATAGTTCCGCGTTCAGTTCGCACCAATAGCGGGCGTTCGTCACGTCGAGCCGTGGGTCGGCCTCGCGCAGCCAGCGAACCAGCGCCTCGTTGTGGTTCGACGCGACCATCACGCCCGTCATCCAGTCGAACGCCATCGCCCGCAGGAACCGTGCAGATGCCCGAACACCGTCTTCCACGTGGTCGGACCCGTTGCAGAGCATCCTGAACGCGAAGTGGTGGTCGCCGCGCCGATGGTGATTCCGGGGTGTGAAGTCGAGAATGTCGTGCCATGCGGCGTGCCGTGGGCGCAGGGTATGCACGAGAGAAGTTTCAGATGTAACTTCCTGCCGCTCGATGTCATAGCCGAACGACGCCATGAACACCTCGGGGTCGGCCTTCTCAATATGCAGATCGCCCGCACAGATGGCCTCGATCCGATTACCGAACGTCACGGTACGGTTCCGTACCACCGCATCAAGGTCTTGGAAGCTGCCATCCGCCGCCGCGCCGATCTGGCGGCAGAACACGCGGCTCTGTTCGTCCACCTCCACGATGGTCGCGCCGATGGTGTGGTGGAACTCGGCCTTCAGCCCGGCTTTCTTTTCGATGTAGTTCGGGAGCGTGCAAGCCCCGGTCGTCATCACCTGCGCGGGCCGACCGCCCGGTAGCGCGGGAACAGACACGAGTTGGGTCTTGGCATGGGGGAACACAGCCCACGCACCTCGACTGTACGTCTCAAGCCCGGAGAGCGGGCGAACAGCAGTCGGGAGGATATTCATTTTGGCCGCGAACAGCAGCGGGCCAAGCATTTCGTTTTCGTGCCGCAGGAAGGGCCTCACGGATTCCGCGAATACCGCCGACCGACTGGCGTGGTCCTCAAACAGACCCTTCTGGTAGGTGAACCCGCCGACCATCAGTTCTGCACCGATGGTCATGGCGTAGTGGTTCAGGTTCGCCCAGAATGCCTCGTGGATCGGGGTATCATCCTGTGCGGCAGTCAGGAGCCAGCGGCGAACGGACTTCGGGGCGGCGGGGACTTTCTGGCGCAGCGCAACCAGTGCGCGTTCGAGCGTCCGCAGATTCACACCGAGCGCCGCAGCGGCAGCCTTGTGTGTCCCGTGTTCGTTTACCGCGTCAACGTACCGGGCCTGTGCGTCTGACGCCCACTGCTTCAGCGCAGGATCTATTTTTGCCATATGTCACGGTCGAACCTGCTGTTGGGCTTCGACTTTGGCCGCGAGGGCTTTCATCGCTGCCTCGTTGGCGTCAAACTGCGCGTGGGCGAGGAAGCCCAGCAACGTGATAATCACGGTAAAGCCGAAGCCCCCGGCCCACTTCAGGATCGACTTGATCTCATCCATGGTCTTGTTGATGCCGTCGTATCGTTCAGCACAAATGTCCTCGTGCTTTTCGATGTCGCGGTTAGCCTGACGGGCGAGGGTGAGGGCTTGGTACGCCACGTCTGAAGTCATTTGCACCCTGCCACAATCGGTTCGAGTTCGTTCAGACGCGCGATGCGCAGCTTCCGACCGGCGTGTTCAAGCTGATAGCGAACTGCCCCATCAGGCGCAGCCCGGAGCGCAGCATCCGTGTCGGGATACGTCGGGGCAGGCTGGACGTTCGATGGCAGGCACGACCGGGATACCGGAATGTACGTCTCAATGGGCGTCAGGACGGTACGGGGCACGGGAGTCGAGCAGGCACCGAGGGCCATCGGCAGCAGGAGGATTGCAGGCAGTCTCACTTCAAGTCCTCCATGACGCGCGCATCCACGGACTCGTAGCGTTCGAGCAGCGTCTGTCCGGCAGGCGGAACCGACAGGAATGCACCGACCGACCGTTCGGCTGCCGTCCGTGCGGCGCTGGCCGACGTGTACGCGCGGGTGATGTCTGCGATCTTGGCAGCGTCCGCGTCAGACTGCGCCTTGAGAGCCGCGTTCTGCCGGACGATCTCAGCCTTGCAGGTTTCGGTATTCGCGGCAGACAGGGCTGCCAGCGTGGTCTGCTCTTGGAGCCGCCGAGCCAGATGGGTGTTCTGCGTTTCGACAACGATCAGCCCCGTCAGCAGGACGACCGACGTGACGCCGCCAGCGATTGCGAGGATATTCATGCCCAGCCTCCCACGAGCAGCGCTGCCTGAAACCCGACCGCGTAATCTGCGATGTCGTCGGCACGGTCATGACCGTTGATGATCGCCCGCGCGCCCCAGAAGTTGCCGTGGACCAGCACCGAATTGATCGTCTTGCCCGACAGGAACGACGAACAGCCGCGCCCGGTGAACGACCCAGCTTCCATGAATGCGATCATCACCTTGGCGGCGACGGACGAGTCCAGCATCAGGTCGGGGTCAGCGAGCAGTCTGCCGCCGAGGTTCAGGAACTTGTCGGCCTTGGCGTAATTCGTGCGGCCCGTGACCTGCGGATAGCCACGCCCGCAGAACTTCACACCATCGCCGGGTTCCGTATTGCCGAGCCGTGCTGCCACTGCTGGCCGGTTGCCCTTGGGGTCGTACATGCGGAAGAAATAACTGTCGCCGCCATGCTCCTTGATCGGCTGCATGGTGTGCGCCGTCTCATGGTAGGCCGTGGCGAGCGCGTAGGCTGCCCATGCAATCGGCCAGTCGGCACCCCCGGCAGCGCCGAGGATCGTGCCAACGCCGTCAACCTCGGCCTGCGTAAGCGTGGGGCCGAGGAGACGATCTTTGCGCAGCACGTCGTAAAACGCACCGGCATTCTTGAGGGAGGTCACTCGGCGGCACCCGTGGTCGGGGCAAGGACGCCCAGAATACCGGCACCGATGGCGAGCCACGAATACGGGGTGGACAGAGCCGCGCCGCCCGTGATGGCGAGGACCACACCGGCCCACGTCGAACGCTCATTGAGGCGGGCCTTGATATACGTAAGGACTTTCACCATCGTACTTGCTCCGTCACCAATTTCGTGATCCTTACCACGCCGGTTACGCGAGGGCAACCGCTGACCACGATAGCAGATCGAGTTCCTGTCCCAGATCAGTGCCGCCGTTATTGTTCGTATTGTACCCGAAGCCGATATGCGTGGCAGGATTCGTCAGGAAACCCCACAGGCCGGTGCCCGTGTATTTCTTGGCGACGGTCCAATAGACGCCATCCATCGACTGCCAGAACGTGCAGTCCGTGCCGTCGTAGGTAATACGGAGCCAGATGTCAGACATCCACGGCATCTGGTTGCCACCGAAACTGGAAAACCCGCTGTACGTCGTGTCATTCGTGAACTGAACAGCGGTGATACCGTTGGCTTCATTGCTGAAACCGAGGATCGCGGACTTACTGCTCGCGGAGTCCCGGACGACCAGTCCCCACGACATATATGAGGTCAGGCGGGTGTGGCGGCGCAGCCGGGTCTTCACGTCCCAATGTGCACCGGGGATCGCCTTCAGGGCATATCGGATGCTGTTGACGTTACCGTAGGCATACACGTCTTCATAGATCCGCACGCCGGAACAGGGGCTGCTGAAATCGACCAGATGGGTCTTCGTACTATCGAAGTTCTGCTTGGTCCACGTCGAGGCAGCAGGCGGTGCGGTGAACGCACCTTCCAGCGTAGCCCCGCCACCACCCGTGGCACCCGGAATCGTCACCGTCGCATGGCCTGAACCATCCGTGGTCGTGGCCACACCAGCCCCCACGAAGTCGAACGACGTGATCGCGCTATCCACGACCGAACCTTCGTCCTTGGCCACCAGCGTCGAGCCGCCCGTGGCAGCCCACGTCGAGCCGCCAAAGCGCAGTTTCGCACCGCTGTCGATGGCGTAGGCTTCCATGCCCGTGGTCGGCGTCAGATAGACCCACGCCCCGTTGTCACGGATGGCGATTTTGTTGGGGTTCGTGCCTGCGCCCGATGGGACGATGTAGATATCACCGTTGATCGGGCTGCCGGGCAGCGCCGTGGTCGAGGACTTCACGACCAACTGAACCAGTGCCGACAGAGTCAGCAGGTTCGTGTCCATGGCATCCTTCCAGCCCCCGGCATGAAGATCCCAGAAGCCGGTCAGCCCGAGGCCGGGGAGAGTGCGAGCAGTCATTCAGGAAACTCCTAACCAAAATTCCAGCGGGGCGGGAATGCGCCTCCGGTCCATGTGTAAATGGGATCAGGATCGACCACGGGCGGCGGGGCCGCTGGCGGGATCGTGACCGTGCCGCCGTAGTCATCACCGTAGAAATCACCGTATCCTGCCGGGGCCACCCGAACGCGGCGTGTCGCCCCCATCAGCGATTCCAGACCGTCGCGCACGGATACAACCTGCACGTCGGCCTCAATCTCCGAACCCCAGTCGCTTACAGGCAGCGTGAACGACGTTCCGGCGATCCCGGCGTGGGTGGCCAGCACAGTTCCGTTGGTATGGATGACCCTGATCGTCGTCGTCTGCCCGGTTTCAGGCACGATGGTCGCCTCACCCCAGCGAACTATTGTGCCATCCTCCATAGTTCGATTGCGGTTCGACCACGTAACTACGACGGTGGATGGCGGTGACGATGACAGATCGACTGCCCCGAAAGCCACGCCCGCAACCTTCACATTGGCCGGGCGCAGCGGCAGATGGGGCCGTGCAGTCAGTGTTGCGCCCTGAACGGGGGCATCATCCATTTCGAGCCGACCGAGCGACGTGATCGTCAGCAGCTTGTACGCGACCGTTTCACCCGCACTGTGGGCAGTCGGATCGAAGAAGTTGTTCCGAATGTCGCAGAACCAGACGGGCGTATTCGCGGGCCACGGGCGCGGCACCGTATCGAGAACCCCGCGTGCGATGGTCCAGACGCCCGTGGTCGCATCACGCGATTCGATCAGGGCGATCTCTTGGATCTTCTCACCGATATTCCCGATGAACATGAAGGTCGCAGGCCCCGGTGCTACACCGCCAAGGACGGTCGGGAAACTGGTGAGCGTGGTCGTGGCCTCGTCTGCCAGTGCGTCGGGGAGGACGGCATAGCCCAGCAGCCCCTTGGTCCCGCGCTCCTGCGATACGGTGTCGCCATTCGGTAGGACCGTGCGCCCGACCACTTCGTAATAGGAGGCATCCGTGTTCGACGTGGCGCTGAGAATGCTCGCGTACACGTCGGGATAGACCAGCGCCGCCGCATCGCCCGCCGACAGATAGCGAGACGTAAAATAGGCCGGGGCCGTGATGATCTTGGTGAGGTCCATCGGCGTCGGATCATGAGCACCCGAGATGCCGCCGCCGAGGGCTGAGTCGCTGTACGTCGCCTCGTCAATGCTGAAAATATCTTCCAGCAGAGTCACGGTGATGTCGGGTTCACCGATCTTGCCGTAGTCGATATTCGTCACGCGCATGACGATGTTTTCAATGTCGTATTCGGGCCATGTCATACGGACCAGCGAGCTGGGCTTCAGGTTCCAGTTCGCCCGGTCGAGCAGGGCCTCGGCACTGGCAAGCGGGGCGGAGGACTGCCGAACATCCCGCATGGCGATGCGACTGGCCAGTGAGGCCGAGCGGATGCCGTAATAGTTTCGGCTATCGGATACGACCCCAGACTGGACGGTGATGTTGCCAAGATCCTGATAGGTGATCGTTTCTTCTTGTTCGTTCGTCGGGTTCGTCCACGTCACGACGACTTCATTGATCGTCTCGCCCCACAGCTTGCGCTGGAAGTTATCCAGCACCGCATTATCGGGTGTGATCAGCGGCAGCGTATCGGGCGCGTAGTCTTCCCGCAGCAGTTTGATCGTGAGTTTCCCGGTTTCCGGGTCGAGGAAGATCGCCGCCTGAATGTGGTCGAGGATTTCCCCGATGAACGTCTCGATAGACTGTTCGCGCGTCCACAGCATCGACAGGCCGAAGCCCTCGTGGAAGAGGGTCTGTGCGACATCCTCGAAGTTCGCACGGTCGATCACGTCGTCCGTCGCGCCCATGCCCCATGTCTGGTTCGTCAGGCATTCGTAAATCATGTGGGCCGGATTGGCGTCGGTACCCACGCTGCCGAACTGGATGCCGATCACGCCGCCGATCAGCGTCACGGTTAGACCTGCCAGCGTCACGGACTCACCGACGATTCGGCCAGTCTCGGCACCGTAATCGACCGTCCACCCGCCAAGCGTGATGCCGTCCACCACCTTGTTCAGCGTGAGCGTGACAACGGTACTATCGAGCGCCACGGTCCACGAGAGTTCGTGCGTCGTCGTCACTGCGCGCGACAGCCGGACAGCATATCCGGCTATGGTCGTCGGGATGGAGTCTGTCAGCGTGGCCGACGTTCCGCCCACCGTGGCCAGATACGTCGCCGTGTTGATCGTCACGGAAACCGGGGTGCCGAGCAGCGCATATTGGGAGTCGAGGCCCTTGGGTGCCCGTTTGCCCTGAATCCAGACGCCCTGCATGTACGGGGTTGCACCCCAGTAGAAACCGGAGCGCGTGGTTGCGTAGTAGGCATTCCACGGGGATACCGTTCCAACCGTGGCTGTGCCCGATCCCGTGAAATAGACGCTCGCCAGCCCCCGATATGCCGGGTGTGTGGTCGGCGTCAGTCCTCGGCGTGCTGCGAGGTCGGCGGGCATCTGCTGCGTAGGGCCGCCCGGTAGGAACGTCACATACCCCCGGACGCCGCCTTCCTTCTTGGGTCCACCGAACAGATTGGATTTATCTACGAAGAACGTAGAGAGCGTGCTGACGTGACCTGCCCACGCCTGCTTCTCACCGACGTAGAAGCCCGTCATTTCGTCCATCTCGGCACAGATGCCGAAGTGGATGGACATATTGTATTCGTTGACCTGTTGTTTGGCCGAGCCACCCTTACCCATCGGTCAGGCTCCGCTTTCGGTTCACGACTTCCTGCGCCCGTGCGTCACCCGTGGCGAGCATTGCATCTTCCGAGATGCCGTTCTCCATGAAGTCGCGGAAGTCGAGTCCATGTGCTTCGAACCAGCGGCGCGCACCGGACGCGCAGATCCCCGCATCCCGAATGTCCTGAATGGTGATAATCACTGGGTCAGCAGCCACCAGAATACCCCTGACAAGAGAACGCCCGCAGTACCGAGACGCGCAATCACGATGCTTCGATCTCGTACGTGCGGATGGATTTGTCACAGAAATCGAGGACGTTGATGCCCTTGATCGTGACGCTCCCGAAGATCACGGGTATCTCTTTCCCCGCCTCCGCAGTCGGGTTATCTGCGTCCTTGGCCGAGTCAGGCTTGGGCTGCTTCGGCTTGGGCATAAGCAGATACGCCACGACGTTCAGGACGACGGCGACGAGAAGTGCGACGAGGAATTGGAACACCATGGTGGTGACGTATCACGAATCTGTTGACAAGGCCAGACTCGGTAGTATGTGTTGACGGAGTTTCAAGTCGAAGGGATTTTGCGATGATTGATTATGTTCCGGGTCCGTCGCTCGACTGGACCAAGCCGATTGAGACGGTGCCGGATGTGCGGAATCCGGTGGCGATGCCGTGTAGGGTTGTCGGGGAGATTCCCCACGGGGAGTGGAAGGTGCATATTATCGGAAAATGGTTCCCGCACGGGGATTCACTGAATACCGTCTATGCGTGGGATTATTCGCCCGATGGTACTTCGAACTCGTGGCTGCCGGTGCTGCGGAATGTGGAGAATTGTGATGATTGATTGGACCAAGCCGCTCGAACTGATGGATGGGACGCCGATGATATTGGACCCCACAGCCCTTCATAACCCTGATCTTATTACGGGCAATTACCATTTGATCCTAGAAAATTGGCAGACCCTTGATGGTGATCGACTGATTGTCCGCCCTGACGGCACTAGATGGAGTGGCCTTCGCCATGTCGTCATCGTCCGCAATCGCCCTGCTGAACCCGAGCCGCTCGCCAGCGTTAACACCATGGCGAAGGTTGAGGGATGGTCCACGGCCTTCACAAAAACCCTGCGCGACGAATTCGCCATGGCTGCGCTGACGGGGTTACTCGCTAACGCAGAGGCAGTGAATGCTGATAACTGGTCATACCGTACCGGAACACTAACGGGCGATGCCTTCATGTTTGCAGACAACATGCTCGCCGCTCGTGATCAATAATAGTTATTCACCAGCCCAATCGGGTTCTTGAACGGAATCCACGGCTGCCCACCGAAGTTCAGGATGTTCCCAAAGACCGGGCCGCAGTCACCGTCAGGTTGCGCTGCGATCCCGGCTTTGTGGTTGCACCCCGGCACCACAGACACGGTATGTCCAACATACAGTTCACGCGGGATGTACGACAGCAACAGGGTGGTCCCATCACCTTCGACCCGTTTGATCGTGCGAACTTCTCTGTTGCCCGAGTCATTCGTCCACTCGACCAGCCCGTCCAGATATTTCGCCGGATCGCGTGAGGTCCATCCAGCGGGCAGGGCAATCCGGCTTCCCGAGATCGCTGCCACAGTGGTCGATACGGAGAACGCGGCTTTCGATGCCTTACAGTCCGGGCCGTACAGAACGAACGGGCAACCAAACTGATAGCGCCGCCGCAGCCCGTTCCGCTTCATCGACGTGGATATTGGCTCGCACGTCAGTTCGGCAGTCGTTTTCTTCCGTGAGCAGGACAGCACGCGGCCAGTCCAGACGACCTTGAATTCTCCGTCCGGGTCGTCGGCATGGCCACCCCAGACTTTCAGCGTCACGATGTCGGACGGCGGGGCTGCCAGAAATAGGTTAGCGATCTCGACGGTATGTGGAAAGCCCACCTGCATGGTCTTCTTGTCCATCGTCCCCGACTCCGTGATCTTGCCACGGTCGATGGGAATCGGAACAAAGGTTTCACCTGCCAACACCACGGCAAACTCATGGTCGGTGTAGCGGAATGCCAGTGTGCCGCAGGTGAACTTGTACAGGTTGATCGGAGCGCCGAGAGTGCGGCTGCCCTCATATGCGGCGTACGTCATGCGATCTCCGGGTAACGGTCATTCACCAGATAGTCGAACCTATCGGGCGCATCGGTGAACATCAGGGGGCCAAACGCGAATTCGAAATTCACGAGGTCATCGAACCTGTCGATGGTCGGGATGAACGCCTGCCCCCATGCCTCAAGGAACCACTGCGCCGCCTCGTCATATGTGGGGGCATTGCCTTCGGGTGTAAGGTCTTCCAGCGTCATGATCGCTGGGCTGGTCTGCGCGATGCTGTCCGTCACCCACTCGATTGTCAGTTCATCGCTGGCAAACCGGCGCACGGGCATCCACGCAATGTCGATGATCTCATCCGTGGAAATGTCGCTCAGGAACGCCTGCGAAAACTGGATGCCGGTATTTCCGCCTGACACGTACATCGACCGGATGCTGCGGTAGATCCGTCGCCCATCGACCGTGCGGATGCAGACCGCCCGATTCACCGTATCGTCGGCATAATCGTCATACGTGGCGGTCCCGGCCACGGTGATCGTGTCTGTGCCGACCGAGATGTTGTTCAGCGGGGTGAGATCCTGCTCGAACGTCGGCATATAGAATTCGCCGCGCTTGCCCTTGGCCCGGTCGAACATCCGCCGAATGTCGTCAGCCATGGTGGCCGAGCAGGAGAGATACGTGGCCTTCTGGGTCCGCGTAGCGAATGCGACAGGCCGGAACGTCTGGATGACCCCACGCCCGAAGTCCACCTGTTCGATCTGGCGGAACCAGTCGTTGCTGACGGTCTGCCCCCAGTTCGGACGCAGCGTGAACACCTCGCGCCCGTTGTGAAGGTCAATCGGCCATTCGAAATCGGTGATGGGTTCAGACGCCGGGGTGACGTTGAAACTGATCTTCGCCTGTGCGACAGCGCTGGTCGGCGTCGTCACGGCCTGCGGGATCTTCATCAGACCCTCGATAGACGGGCGAATGGCCGTGCCGACTGGATAGGTGATGGTATCACCCGTGAACGCCACGGGATCGACAGCCGAGATGACCCGCTGCGCACCGTCGATGATTACCGTTCGCCCGACTGCCAACCAGTCCGGGATTGAGTCTACCTCGACGCTTCCGTCAGACCGATTTTCCAGCACTGTGACGAACCGTGTCGGATCAGCCATGATGATCGAGTTGCCCGACCACTTGGTCAGCAGCCGGTTCATCGCCCGATATTCGTCGCCTTCCAGCAGGATCGAGAAATCGAGCGTCTTGCGCGGCGTGATGCGCTGAGCGCGGCGTTGCTCCTTGCCCGACCGAGATGCCGTTACGTCGGTCTTGTAGGCATAGGTGATATCGACACTACCGGACCACGTTGGTTCGAACGGCCACAGCCGCGACCGCTGGCCCGTGACGGTCAGGGTGACAATCTGCCCGTTGTCTGCGTGGTACGTGACCGTGCCGTTAATGTCGGCAGGCCCGCTCTCCCCGACCTTCACGTTGTACGTCAGTGTGGACAGAGGGGGCATCACGGCAGGTGCAGAATGTCCGACCAGCGTGACCCCGGTAAGGCCGCTCTGCGCAATCGAGTCGATGGTCCGTGAAACTGTCCATGCCGACCACAGCACGGCCACCTTGGTCACGACGCCCGACACCGACCCATAGCGGAGGTGCGCAGGCAGCAGGTGGAAGCGGTTGTAGTAGTCCTCGAAGAACGATGCCGACCGTTGACCCGTCCGCGACAGCGAGCGGATGCTGATCGGCTGCGAACTGCCGAACGTCCCGCCGAACGTCGCCAGCAGATCACGGGCAACCCATGTCTGTTGGGCAGACGGATGCACGACAGAGGGATGCCCTGCGTATTCCGTCGTCGGGAGGATATATCCGGTCGTCATGCCCTACGGTAAGCGTAGCCGATCATGCCGCTCGACTCGTTGGACCCCCATGAGGCCCCGCGCGCGACAGACGTGGACGTGGACTTTCGGAAGGCCGGGAAGCACTGCCACTCGTCCGTCCCGATGGTCAATGTGGAGTCGGGATCGAGGTCGGTCATGTTGACTAGACGGACGCCAGCGGGATGGCCGAGTTGGGCGAACTGGACAGTCGAACCAGAACCCTTGGCCGCATACAGATTCACGGGCGTCAGTATCGCCGTGCCCGCGTAGCTGGACCGACCACGGGCCACGTAGCCGTCGTTGACATCATCCGTGAAGCCGCCGATGGCCTCGTTGCCGTCGAATGCGTTCCATCCGCCGTACGACAGTGATGCCGCCCGGAAGCGCCGCCACGTATTCGGGTTGCTGCCGTGGACGATCCGGGTGCCGCCACAGTCGGCGTTCGCCCAATAGCTTTGGTGCGCGGAGAACAGATGCTGGTGGCGGGTATCCCGGTAGTCGAGCGGATAGTCGGTGCCCGCATTCGACTGGAAGAAGTTCGCCCCGGAAATTACCTCGCCGCCCGTGAAGGACGACGACGGCACCAGATTGCCCATGTAGAGGTGGCGGTACAGGTTGTACCCGTATTCCACCACGATCACCATGTACGGCGCGGGGGTCAGCGCGGCGAACAGAATCACCTTTGTCGGGGCGAGCGTACCGCTGTCACGAACGGGCGACCGGAGCCGCGCAGTCCCGGTGATCGAGGACGTGTCGGTCTGAGTCCAGAACAGTTCGTCATATGGGCTGACGTTCACGCGAGTCAGGCTGAACGTCGCACCGCCCGAGTAGGACGGGTGTTTGAGCGTGGGAGCCGAAGTCGTCCCGCCCACCGTAAAGCCGACCGTAGTGGCGAAGGATCTCACGAGCGGGGGAATGTCACCCAGAGAGGTGATCGTGTTCTGCTGCCATGCCATGCCGCGTGGTGTATCACTATTTGGTTGACAAGGCTAGGGTCGGCGGTATGTGTTGATGGAGTTTCAAGTGAAAGGTGATTTTGTGATGGCGAATATCAAAACATGGCTTACAGAAGATGTTGCTGCGGATGGCCAGACTTTGGAAGGCATCGTATTTGGGAGGCACTATAACGACTGGATTGACGACTATACCCCGCATCCCGCCGAAGACACTCTGGTAGAACCCGAGGTAGGGCTGGCAGTTCTGGATGAAGAATTCCACTGCGGTCACGGTGGTGCAGACTGCCGACCGATGTTCGCATGGACTGCTACGAAGGTCTATTTCATCCATGAGTATGATGGGGCAACGACACTTGTGTGGGTTCCGCGCAACCCCACGTCCATCGCGCCTGAATTCGGAGGGCAGTGGAAATGATCTGTTTCCGCGACCGCACATATTGCGCGGCGCAGTGCGCGAACAAGGAATGCCCCGCCCGACTCACGGATGAGGCGCGCGAGGCTGCTGCGAAGTGGTGGAATGGCGCGGATGCACCGATTGCACTGGCCGATATGTCCGATGCCTGCGGGGCGTATGTGAAATGCTGATCGTCACATTCCAAGGTGGCCCGATGCACGGCAAGGTTTCTGACGACCCCATCCTGAATACGGTGCGGTTCGCAGAGACTGCCCCGATATGCGTGACATCGAAGCCCCCGCCGCCATGGAACGCAGGGTTGCCGCGCGTCCGGCAGCACACCTATGTCAGATCGCCTGACGACAGGACGGTGTTTGTTTATCGGGGGAGCGACTGAAATGACCGAGTGTATCAATTGTCGAAATACGGCTGCCAAGGGTAGTTCTTATTGCCGCCCCTGCGAAGATGCGATGCTGGGTATTACTCGCCGCGATCAGCGCTTCTATGAGTTGGAGAGTGCTATCGATGAACTCGAAGATGCTGTCCCTGCCACTAAGGCAATCAAGATCCTGCGCAACCTTATGCGGGATTTGTCCGTAAAGGTTGTGGGGCGGGATCTCACTGAGATGCGGGAATCACTGGGTCGCAGGCACGAGATCGCTCGTGCGTTCTACTTTTCGACCGGCGATGCTGATTACCTGTCAGGTAATCACGGAGATCGTCGCTACTTTCCCATCAGCCCAACGCCAACGCCCAATAATTCCCAACCGAAGTCCGAAATGCATTCTGCACGACCAGATGGTTCACACCGCCTGCCGTGATGATATTCTCAGACGAGTTCCCATTCCCCGGCACCCGATACACGCCATCAAGGATGCCGTACGTCTGGTCTGCCGGGGATTGCTGGGTGAGGGTGATCGGCATCAGGGCATATGAGCCATCGAACGACGGACCCATCCGCTGCCGAACAGAGTCGTAACCCCAGACGCCGTTCGCATCCGTGGTCCGGTTCACGCCCATGCCGTCACCGAACGCTTCCGGGCCGATGAACACCTTGGGATTGCCCGGATCACTGCCGTTGTTCCAGCACCTGATCCACTGTCCGGTCGGGTCGAGCATCCATGCGGGCGACTCGTTATTCACGGCATACCCGTAGAACGACGTATACGGGCTGACGAAGTGGGTGTGCCCGTCTGACGTGCTGCGCCAGTCCTGCCCGCCCGTCTGCACCTGACCCCGGCTGCCACCGATGAACATCGGATAGGCATATGTGGTCGGCGGGGCGTACGGCAGGAAGAACCCTGCATAGCACGATTCAAACACCGTCGAGATTTTCACGACCACGGAGAACCTACGACCGCTGGCGACGAACCAATAGGTCATCGGATTGCTGTCGAGGTACATCGCCACGGGCGGGCTGGGCAATAGATGTTCAGAGATCGAGTTCGCCGTCAGCAGCGTGCCCGTCATCCCGGTCAACCACAGCTTGTAGCTGTCTGCGCCGATGTTCGAGTCGAGGCTCAGGCCGACGTAAATGTTGTCCGTCCCACCAGTACCGGGGCCTTTCAGCACGATGTCCGTGGTGTTCGGTGCGCCCGTGGGAGCAGTCCATGCAGTCGTCCACTGCTGCCCCGCAGCCACGAGCGTGGAGTTCATCGTGAGGAACGTCTTGAGGGCGGCGAACAGGGCAGCGGCGTTGCTGGCGGTTCCGGTGGCATATGCTGTCATATCTGATCCTTTTAGCCCAAAGCCGCCTTGAACGCACCCGGATTATTCTTCACCCAGTTCAGCAGGGCCTTCTCGCCAGTCTTCGTGTTTAGCGCCGCAGACAGGGCTTCCGAACCATCGAATGCATTGACGATCTTGATCGACCCCATGCCGCCACCCGATGCGCCCATGCCGCCGTTTGCACGGTGGCGAGGATCGCTGGTCGTCAGGACTTCCTCGCCTGTCTTGAGGACCGTCGCCACTTCATCTGGGGCAAGTCCTGCGATGCCGCCAGTGTGGTAGCGGATCGCATTGTTGAACCACGCCGGGGATACAGCTTTCGATTGCGAGGCAGACCCGGCAATACCCCCGTTGTGGAACATCGAAATGATGGCAGTTGAGATCATGCCGCCCAAGCCACCGCTGCCGTCGCCCTTACCGCCACCGATGGCGTTGAATACCAACTGCTTGATAATCATCTGGGCAATCTGACGGAGGAAGTCAGACGCAAATTGCAGGAAGGCATCACGGAGCGACTTGAATACGTTCTTGCCCTGCGCAACACCCTGCGCGAATTTGTCAATCGCACTAGCAACGCCATTGGCGAACGTTTCATTGAACTGCCGACCAGTCGCAATGAACTGGTTCTTCGTCTCGACAACCGACGACTTGATGCCCTGCAACTTGGCACGGGCAGCCTCTGCCTCCGGGCCGCTCATGGAAGACAGCGCCTTCAATGCATTATCTACCATCTGCCGAAGCTGATCGTTGATCCCGATCAGTTGCGTCTGAAGTGCGCCGAAGCCCTGCGTGTCACCAACCTTCTGGGCAATCTCCAACTGCCGCTGGATCGCCTCACGCTGGCTAACCAGTGCGTCTACACCCGGCTTGTTGCCCGCCTGATCGACATCAGCCTGAACGTACTGCTTCTGGTGGCTAGCATTGAACTCATTGCGGATTTGAGCCTCACGAGCCAGAACCTGACCCGAACTCAGTTCGACTCCGTCCTTCCGGGCCTTCTCACGAAGGTCGGCAATTTCCTTTACGACCTGACGTTCACGCTGGGCGTCCAGAAGCTGCCGTCCGGCGATATCACCCTCAATCCGCATGGCCTCGGCAACGTCTTGGTGGCGATCAGTTCCCGCCTGTACCTCAGCATTGTACTCGGTCTGCTTTTTCTTAAGATCCTCAGATGCCTTCTGCTCATCGGCATAGACCTTGGAAATGTCGGGTGCGCGGCGAATATCGAGAACGTCCGATGCAGGGAAGGACTTCGTATTCACCCCGTTGGACTGGTTGCCGCCCAAGACCTTGACATTGCCGTTATCATCGTAACCTTGGAAGAAGCCCACATGCCCTTGGGATGTGTTCCGTCCTCGCTGCATGACAACAATATCGCCGTTCTTTGGGTCAGACTTAGACGACGTGCCGTAATCGAGGAATGACCGGGCTGCCAGCGAACCCGTCTTCGGGAGTCCATTGGTCCCAAGCACGGCATTCACAAATGCAGCACACCACGCGGTCATCGTAGGATCGACGTTGATCCCATTCTTATTGAAGAACGACTGAAGGCTTGCACTGCCCTCCTGCTGACCCGCATACTCCTTGGCCGTGTTGACCAACTGATCACGACGACCCTGCTCAATGCTTTCGGGAATACGCTTGAGACGGGCCTTCTGGATGGCCTCATTCTCTTTATCAATCGCAGCCTGCGCCTCAGCCACAGCGCCATTAATCAGGCCGGTGGTATCGGCATGACCGTCACCAATCTTAGAATACTTCTCCCGTGCTTCGGTACGCGCGATCTCAAGACGCAACGACTTCTCACGCACCGAGATCAGATCGTCCTCATGCCGCTTCTGCTTGATCAGTTGAAGTTCTTGCTTCTTCTGTTCGAGGGTCAGCACCTCATTGACCTTCAGGCCCTTCTGGGACTCCTGTGTCAGTTCAGCCGGGGCAAACTGATTAGGATTGCCAACGGGGTCAGACGTTCGGGAGAACTCTTCCTTCCGTGCGGTGGCGTCCTGTGCATCCTTTAGTTTGGCCCGCAGGTCCGCCAGAATTTTCTCATTGGCTGCAATCGCGCCGCCATTGACATCAAAACCAAAGTTCTCATTCTGCGCCCGCATACCCGCAATGCGCTGTTCAACGGTCGCAATGTCATTGAGGATAGTCGATACGTTAGATACGCCGCTAATGCGGTTAAGCAGGCCCGCAATACTACGGGTCAGCGCATCAATTCCGTCAGCAGCGCCCTTGATGATCGTCGTATGCGATAGCCAGTCAAGGAACCCCTGCCACGCTCCGCTCAATGCCCGCGTGGAGGACGTAAGCGCCGACTGGTTCTGCCCGGCCTTGTCGGCATGGGTGTTGTAGATCCCCATCGCATACGCAACGGCATCAAGTTCCTTGCCCTCGTTGGCAAGTTCTATGACATGATCACGCTGCTTGGCGGTGAGGAAATTGACCTTCGTATCGTAGTCCAGAACAGCCTGTGACCCATGACCAAACGCCTCGGTCAAGGTCTTCATGGCGTCCACGAACTTCACGCCCGTAACGTCAGCCACTTCCTGCGCCGTGCGCGCAAACCGGGCGAACTGATCCTGCGGAAGTCCGGTCTGAACGAACTGCTTGAACGCCGTTGCTGCCTCATCAGCCGAGATGCCGAACTGACGGAGTGCTTTGGCCGACTCTTCGAACTTCTTGGGGTCGTACAGCCCGCCGTCCGCCGAGAGCGTCAGGTTATTCGTGATGTCCCGAAGTCGCTGCGCCTCATCGGCAGCGTGCATCAGGCCGAGGACCAGCGGCGTAGCAGCCGCCGCAATGACGGCAAGCGTCGGTGCGATTGTCAGCAGCGCCGGGCCGATCCGGTTCTGGAAAATCTGGAAGATCTGCCCGCCCTGTTGGGCGAGCGTCTGACTCAGCGACGTGCCCGAACTAAGCTGGGTGATAACGTCATTGATCTGATATGCAAGGTTCTGCGTCTCGTACGGCGCGAGGCCGAACAGCGAGACTTTCGGGGCATTCGCACGGCTGCGGGCCATTCCCTCGACAGCCTTCTTTTCCTCGGCTGCGATGTGGGCCTGCGTTGCAGCGTATTCTTCCCCACTGATCTTCCCGGCCTTGTGCAAACGGGTTGCCTCAGCCAGCGAGGCGTTGAACTGCCGCTGGATCGCTGCTGTGGGGTCGAGGGCGTCTTTGATACGCTGGACGGCCTGCGCATCAGCCTTGGCGGCGTCGGCTTCGACCTTCATCGCTGCCGCGCCCTCGCGGACCTTCGCCTCGAACAGCGAATGTGCGAAGGCAGCTTCACGGGCAGCTTGGGCTTCCCCTGCGAGGTTCTGCGCCTTCTGGGCGACCTCGGCTTCCTTCATCGCTGCCGCGCCCTCGCGGACCTTCGCCTCGAACAGCGAATGTGCGAAGGCAGCTTCACGGATGGCAGCCGACTCCTCACGGGCAGCCAGTGCCGAGAACGTCGCTACGTTCCGCGTGCCGTCAGCCTTGACCTCCGTGCTTTCTGTTGCCCGAACACCCGTGACGCCCGTGGATGCATTCACCGACGCTGCAACAGACGCAGCCTGCTTCTGGCGGGCGAGGGCAGCAGTCGTCTCGTCAATGCTACGGCGGGCAGCAACCTGCGCCTCAGCCAGTGCGAGCGAACCCGAACCAAGCTGCTGCAACGACGACCGCATTCCCGACTGCTGGGTTTCCAGACCTGCAATCGTCGTGCTGGTGCGAGCAATCGACGCCTGAAGCGAAGGGAGGGCTGCCTCAAGTTGCTTGATCTGATTCAGACGTGTAGACTGGTCGCGACCTGCGCCAACAATCGCATCAGGACTCTTGAGCGACGACAGTGTCCGCTGGGCGGCCTTCAGTTCGGCAGTATAGCGCGCAAGGTCGTCCCGCTTGGACGAAATCGCCGTGCCGACCTTATTGAAGGACGCCTCGGCTTTATCGGCAGCAGTATTGACCGTGGCAAGGGTCTTGGCGACTTGGGCAAATTCGCCGCTGGTAACACTCGCACCCGCCCCCAGCTTTTCAAGGACAGCCGAGATTGACTGAAGCGCGCTGGTCGCCTCATCCCGAGCCTTGATGACTAGATTGATATCGCGCGAGTTATTACCTGCCACCGGGTTATTCTCCGTTCAAACTTGCGATGAAACCCTGCATCACTTCCTCACCGCGTTCGACTCGGGCCGATACATACGCAGCTTGGAAGCCCAATGCGGCGGTGATCGACTGACTGTTCAGCCGGTCGATCACCAATCTCGCCTCATCGTCCACCAGTCCCAGTGGGTATTCCCATGCTTCGGGATGGCCGTGGTCGAGCAGCATGTTCACCATGCGCCGAATGCCCCACAGCCAGTCCTTCAGCGTTGGAGGTACGGTTGGATCGCGCTGGTCACGCTTGTTCCCTGCTTTGCGACCAGCGCCACGAACTTTCCCACCGGCATCTCCGACGTGAACGTCAGGTTGCCGATCTTTTCGAGCGCATCCGCCTGCACGGGGAATGTGAGTTCGCGCGCGATGGCAACGGACTCGTACCAGTCGCTCTCTTCCGAGGGCTTCGCACCTGCCGCCAGTGCGATCAGTTCTGCCACGATCAGCGGGGACTGCCGCAGCACCGACAGCAGGGCCGAGGCGACATCGACGCTATCAACGCCTTCGCCACCTTGCGCCATCGTGACGAACTGCTGAAACAGATCCCCGACTTCGCCTGCATGACGATAGTAGAGACTGAACACGTCCACGGGGTTCAGGCCCCGGACAACGAAACCTTCGTCATCCGAAACCTGAACGACCGCTTGCGGCGTGGGCTGCTTGAGTTTGGTAAGGCTCGACATTTGGTGGTCCCCGTCTTCCTATTAGGCCGTGTAAGGCTGGCCGTTGGCGTAGATCGACTCGAGGCCGGGTGCGCGCAGGATTTCCACGGTGAACGGAAGCTGCTGCCACGCATTGTCGGACTTGAGGGCGAAGTCGCCGTTCGGGATCAGACGGACGTAGCGCATCATGTAGTCGATGTTCGCGCCTTCCGGGTTGTCCGCGATGTACTGGATCGCACCAGTCACCGGAACGTGGCCCGAGATGACCTGATCGTAGCTGGTGGCCACGAGGTCATACGTCAGGAGCAGCGTGTCGCCCGAAGCAATGCCGCCGCCAGCGAGGACGGTGACGATGCCGCGTGCCGTATCGACCACGTAGTCCGTGCCCGCGACCTTGGTGGCAGTCAGCACCTTGACGACGAGATTGGCGATGCCCTTGACACCGGCAGGGCGCGTCGAGGAGATGCCAAGCTGATACGACAGGCCCGGCGTCACGGCAGTCAGGGTTTCGGTGGTGCCGCTGCCGACCAGCGAGGTCTGCGACACGGTGGCCGAGGTGCCGAAGAAGAACAGCGCGAGGTTGTCCAACTGGATGTCGTCCAGATCGAACTTGCCCGAGCGGTTGACTTCCACGGGAACCGACTTGTCCTTCTCACGGATGCCGTGATCCGACGAATAGTGGTCGAGGTTCGTCACAGCGTTCGTGATGGCGAAGCTGGTCGAGTTGCCGACATAACGGAAACCGTCAGGAATATACGTGCCCGACTTCAGGCGGCTGAAACGGACTTCGCCGCGACCGAGGGTCTGATTACCGTACGAGATGGCCATTGCTATTCAACTCCTTGTTGATTGTTCACGACTATAGTGTATTCTGGCCCTCAATCATAGGGTGCATCAGCGTGGTCCACGAGTCGCACATGGACAACGATCCAAAAGTATGCGTGCGCCGATACGTCGTCAGCCGGACGCACGACGCCCGGACCCACGCGCAGATCGACCACCCGGTTGCGGGAAGTCGGCGTCCACAGTCCCAACGGGTCGAGGCCGTTACGCCCGCTCGCCAGCGGATAGCGGCGCTTCCGTTCGGCAGCTAGGCGGCGGCGCACGTCGGCCATCAGCACATATGCCGGGTCAGTCGGATTCAGTTTGTCGTCATTGACGAACCCCTGCACCAGCAAGGACAGGTTGTATTCGCCCGCCTGCGTCTCGAACGGTTCGTCCTCGACGGAGTCCGCTGGCGTCGAGCCTTCCAGCACGCTCACCATCGGCATCGGGTCGCTGTCACCGAACCATGCGCGGCCACGGTAGACGCGGCTCATCGGCGTACCGTCGCCCGGATCGAAGTCGGCCAGATTGGACACGTACCCGTTGGCCGGGGTGATTTCCTTGATGGCATCCGTAACAGCGTGGAGGATGCGCAGACGGAACGGCGTGGTAGCGGTCATGAAAGGCGGTCCAACTGACGGAGGAATTCAGTTTCGAGGAAGTCCGAAGTGTCGGGCGCGATGTCCTCGCGGACGGTAGCGAAAGCCTGATCCACACTCGGCCCGTACAAAAGGTATAGATTGCCCTTTAACTTTCGGAAGGAGTGCTTCCCGGTAATCGTTTCGCCGGGCTTCAGTCGAATCGCCAAACCCAAGTTCGTTGGGTTGTCCTGACCATCCTCGCCACCCCGACTTCCCGCAGGCAGTCGGATCAGGAACATCCGACGCCGTTCCTTGCTGGTGCCCACATGGATCGACAGTGTGACGGGCGTGGGCGGATTCCCGCCCTGCGCCGGACGACCACTGGTGACGAACCGAGCCAGCATGGTCGGACGCTTGCGGGCCGTAATCACAGCCTCCGTGTCACCCGCCGTTGCCTGCTTGGAGATCCACAGGCGGTTCGGAAGATCCAGATACGACGACTTGAGGTTGATCTGTGCCATGATCGCCCGCTTGGAGGCAGTACGCGCACGGATAGCCGTCTTATTCACGGACATCTGCGATGCAGCGGCGATGATCTTGGGGTCAATGGCTTCGAGTGGGCGGTGTTCAGATAGCCCTTCAATCGCTATCACGTACTCTGGGTCGTACCGACTGCTCATTCCGGCACCGGAAGGTTTGCCGCATCGGCAGCCGACAGCCGCGTGACTTCCGCAGTGATCGACGTATCATCCGCAGGCTTGGCGAGTTCAACGCTGTAAGCCTCACCGGCTTCCACGGAAACAATCGCACCATTGCGGATGAAGGTGATTTCGGACGTGCTGAAGATCAGCTTGGGCTTGGCTTCTTCGCGCTCGCTCCATTCAGCGGCATTCCGTCCGATGGCTCGACCGATAGCCCCGAACTCGGTCCATACGCGGACGGTCACAGGGACGGGAGTTGCACCGGACGTAGCAATATAGAGGGCTGGCACCGCACGATCCTTGTGCAGTGCCAGCCTCGCCGCCCGTCGTTGGTCACGCGCGCGGCTCATCGGGTTCAGCCGATCACGTCGTCAGAGGCAGGGGCAGTGGTGCGGCCCTTCTTCGGGGCAGCGGCAGCCTGCTGCTGTGCGAACACAGTTGCCTCGGCGTCCGACAGTTCACGGATGGCTTCGAGCGCAAGCAGTTCATCGCGTTCCTGCTGGGTGTTCGGAACGAAAATCTGGTCGGGCTGGATGGTGAAGTTGATGCAGTGGAGTGCGTAAGCGGGGGCAACATCGGCCATGGTGTCAGTCCTCATTAGGGAAAGGAGGGTGAACCCGAAGATCCACCCTCCCGGTTTGCGTTAGGCCGTGGCCGTCAGCTTGAACGTGGCGTTCGGGTTGATCGGAACCATCAGCGGAGCGGACTCAGCCGAAAGGTTCTCGACCTTGACACGCTCGCCGGTTTCGAAGTTCTTCGGGAAGATCGGGAGCGCCTGATACTGCGCGTCCTTGTCCACGATCATGCCGAAGCACTGGTAGCCCTTGATCGCCTCGGGGGTCGAGCAGAACACGACTTCGTTGGAGGCAAGGTAACGGGTCGAGGTGCCGTCGTCGGCGTCGTAGGTTTCGTTGTTGACCCACAGTTCGACACGCTGGCCGCTCGCGCCGCCGACGAGGAATTCACCGAACTTGTAGACCTTGCCGTTGCCACGGGTGCCCGAACCGCCGACCACGCCGCGATCAACGCGCATCGTGCCGCCATCGACGAAGCGGTCCATGTGCGACAGGATTTCCGCGTCCTTGCGAACGACGCCCGCCACGGTGCCGCCCATGTACAGGCGAACCGGAAGACCGCCGAACTGTGCGTTCGACATGGTGTCGAAGATCGACTGGATCGAGTCGACAATCGACACGCCCGAGTCGCCCCAGCGGCTGCCCGCAGTCAGCGTGACGGTGTGACCCGAAGCGCGCTGGAAGTCCACGAGGACCGAAGTACCGTCGCGGTAGCTGAGCGTGACCTTGCCGTCGATGATCGCCTTGGCAGCGAGCCATTCCCAACGACGCTGAACCGAGATCAGCATCTCGTTCATCATCTCGACCTTGATGAGTCCGAGGCGGGTCATCGGGTCCATCGGGGTCGGCATCAGCATCGACGTGTCGATACCGGGCTGGAAGGTCAGCGGGCGCAGCGGGTCAACGCTGTCCTCGACCACGGTGTTCGCGGGCTTGAAGCGATAGCCCTGAACCTTGTCGGTAAAGACGCCGTGACCACGGCCCATCGGCTTGACGAGCGGCGACAGCTTCCGGCTGCGCACGGGCAGCTTCTCGAAGTCGATCCATTCGTCGGTCGAACGGTACTGGTTGGCGAAGTAGTCACCGAACACCCACGTCTCGGGGCGTTCGTCGCGGAACGTGCCGAGGAGTTCGTGGGAAGTCCAGAGTTCATACGGATTGGCGGCTGCATAGGTCGTCATTGTGTTTTCACCTCTTTAGTGAAACGACGGACCCGAAAGCCCGCCGCTCACAGAACCCGGTTACGCCTTGATCAGACGAGTGCGGAAGATCAGGTCAGGGTTGCCGTTGTAGACGGGCAGACCCGGCCACGTCGTCTTCTTGGCCAGCGTGTCGAACGACGCATCCCAGACGAGCGGGCTGTCGGTGCCAGCATCGTCTGCGCCCGCGTTGAAGCAGCCTTCGAGGAACACTTCGCCATAGACGGTAGTGTTCGACACGCCCGAGGTCGCAGCGTGGGCGAGAACGCCGATGGCCTTGACGCCCGAAGCGACGGTCGCGTTATACACGGCGGGGACCAGATTGCCCGAAGCATCGAAGCCGACCACGGTGAACTGCGCCAGCGTCTTGGACGACGCGAGCAGCAGGCGTACCGGCTGTGCGATTTCGGGATCAGAACCGGCAACGAGGTTGCTGTCGATGAACGTGTCGAGGACTTCGAAAGCAGCGACGCCGCGAACGTCCGCGTTCTTGTAGGAGGTGTTGATGTTCGCCATGTCGGCTTACTCCTTGTTCTGGGGCTTGAAGCCCTTGATGCCGAGAGCCGCACCGGCAGCCATCACGGCAGCAACGCGATTCGGACGTTCGGTTTCAGCACCAGCATTGACGCTGGGGTTGTCGGAAGCGTTCATGGCTTCGGTGAACGACGGGGCAGCGGCAGCCGGGGCGACCACGGGAGCCGCTGCGAGGGGGGCTTCGGCCAGTGCAGCCACGGCGTCTTCAGCCGACATATCGGTCTTGAACGCGAAGAAGTGCGCCTGCTTTTCACGGCCCTTGGCTTCATCGCTGCCGAGGATCGCACCGATGCGGGCCTTGGTGTCAGCAACGCCGCTTGCGTGGCCTTCGTTACGAGCCGAGGCAACTGCCTGCTCGTGGACGGCCTGTTCGACCGTCGAACTGTCCTGTGTGGACATTTCGTTATCTCCATCTTCGATTTCGGACTGGTCGTCCAGACACGCCGCGAATGCGGCAGTTGCATCCTCAAGGGTGCCGATCATGTCGGCCAACCCATTGGATACTGCTTGCGTGGCCGTGTAGCAGTATGCCTTCAGGTTATTCCTGACTGCATCCTCCGACAGACCACGGCTCCCCGTCACCGCAGCGACGAAGATTCCGTACAACTCGTCAATACGAGTCTGAATTCGTGCCTTCGCATCAGGCGAAAGCGGTTCGTACTGGTTGCCCTCAACCTTCGATGGGTCGCTGGCAATGTACGTGAACTTCAGTCCAGCCTGCGCCATGGCACCCGATACGTCGAGATGCCCGGTAACAACGCCAATGCTACCGACGCCGCCCGTGCGGGACACAGCGATCTTGTCGGCCACCGTGACCATGGCGTAGCCCGCTGAGTACGCAGACTCATGCGCAAAGCCCCACACCGGAACGCCCGTTTGATCCTTCAGCGCGAGCATCTTGTCGCGCGCATCGAAACAGCCTGCGACCATGCCGCCCGGCGTATCGCAGATCAGCGCGATGCCCTTGATCGCACCGATGCTGAAATCCGCGCAGCCACGCTTGAAGGCTTCGAAGATATACTCGTACCCGGTCGCCCAATCGTAGAGCGCATACGGGAAGTTGTTCAGCAGGACGCCCTTGATGGGGATCTGAAGAATACCATCGGCCACGGTGTACGGGCGGCACCAACCGCCGTCCTCACACCAGAAGTCCTGACCCGTGGCGAACTCGCCCGACAGCAGTTCCTGCCCACGGGGATGCGCAGCCACGGCATTCAGGTTCGCCTCGAACCTCTGCGCGTGGGCCGGTTCGACCAGTGCGGGTTCGCCTGCAAAACGGGCGATCAGCGGATTACTCATTGGGACGGCGCTCCTCGGGTTCGTCAGCGGGGGCGTCGAGGAACAGGTTCTCAGCGGAACCACCATTCTTCTTACGCGGTGCGCCCGATGCGGCGTTCATCTGGTTCGTCGTGTCGGTCGGAACGTCCATGGCGAACGGCAGTTCGAGTTCCTTGGCCATCTTCCGTTCGCGCGCCATCTGGCGGAACATCTTGCGCCAGTCGCCGCCAAGCCGGGCGATTTCAGCCTCGTACGTCGAGAGGCCGTTCTGGACGCGCAGCACGGCAGCCTGCGTTTCCTTCAGTTCGTCAATCTGGCCACGCGATGCACCGATCCAGTCGCAGCGGGACAGGGCCTCCCACTTCATGTTCAGCGGCATCTGCCGAGTCCCGTCGCCGTTGCCGTACAGCATGGCTGACTTCGACGCGGGGAACGTCTTGAGCATGTCGCGCCCGATGATCTCTTCCAGCCACAGACGGTAAATCTGCGTGGCGAACCGATCAGCGCCCTCTTTCTTGATGGCCTGCATGGCCTTCCACGTCTCGGTCATCGCAGCACGGGCCGACGAATAGTTCGTCTGGGTGTAATCCCGGCTGAGTTGTTCATACGAGACGTTCAGCGTGGCAGCGATATACCGCAGCAACGACTGTTCGAACTCCATGCCGAGCGGACCACCCTTGCCGGGCGTGATGATGTCCAGCTTCGTGCCGGGCGGCAGGTGCGGGATACGCACGCCGTCCACATGCAGGTTCTTCGAGTTGCCGACGAACTCACCGATGACCCCATAATAGCCGCGCATGTAGTTCGAGATCGCGGCCTGATAGTCATCGGCGGTCGAGCCTGCGCCGAGGCGCTGGAACACGGCTTCCGTGTCGAGGTCGGACGTGATTGCCGCCGCATAGAGGGCCTGCGTCACCGCGTTCTGCAACGTCACGTCGCGGAACTTGTGGGTAATATGCATCGCCTTCAGGGCAGCCACCATGGCCGATACGCCGCGAGTCTGTGCCGCGCGCATCTGCGAGAAGATATGGATGACCTGCAAACGGCCCCACGGCTTGCGCGCAGGCACTTCGGTCCACGTCCACGTTTCCATCGGGTTCTGGAATGGAACCTTCAGGTCGTTCGGGTGCGTGTTCTTGATGAAGTACGACAGCGGGACGCCGTAGTTGTCCTTGCGGATGCCGCCCCGAATGTTCGGGTCCATACGCAGAGCATACGGCATCATCGGCATCGACAGGCGGTCGGGATCGACCATCTGGATTGCCGTGCTGAACGGGCGACCGTCGTTGTTCCGCCACTCGACAGTCGCAAGGATCTCGCCGCCCATGACGTTGATCCCGACCGCCAGACGAACCATTTCCGTGAAGCTGTTGATCCGGGCTGCGTCGAACAGGTTGTCCGGGCTGTCGGCGCAGAGGTGGAACAGTTCTTCCACTTCCTCTTGGAACGCCGCTTCCCATTCTTCGTCCACCGCGCCGAACAGCGCGAGCGACGACGGCTTGGCATTCAGGACGAACTGCGCCCCGACGATGTTGTCCTTGTGGAGCGATGCACCGCCCTGCACGAAGGCATCGTTGCGCAGCATGTCGCGCGCACGGGCGTCACCGATGACCTTCTCAGGGATGATGTCGAGGTCGGCAGAACCGAGCGTCGGTGTCCAGTCACGAAGCTGGTGGTTGAACCGGGTCGCGCCTTCGTAAGCACCGATGGCCGACTCGCCCCCTGCCCCAGCGGGGACCAGTTCTGCGACAGGGGGCGGCGCGACCGGACTTGCGCCCAGAAGATCGTCGTAATTGTCCAGCATCAGAACCGCACCCGGAGCGGGCCAAGTGGGCTGGTTCCGGTCGATTGGGCGATTTGGGCCTTGAGGTCCGAGATATAGGCATTCAGTTCGCGCCGGTCGGCCTGCGAATATCTGACGACTTCGCCCGATTGGTCACGGAACTCGGCAACCGCCTTCCCGATCAGAAGATCGTGATAAGCAGACTGTGCTTCAATCAGCAGTTCTTGGAGTGTTGCCATCCATGCGGAATTATCACGACTCGCGTGAAACAACAACCGTTAGTTGACTATTGAAGTAATGTCAACCTTGAGTTGTGGGAAGTTCAGAAGTCTGTTTCCACACCGCACAGGAGCAGGTCCATCGACTGAACCGCCGCCGCTGTATTATTTGTCACCCAAGCCTGCGGATAGAGGATCGTGCCGCTGGTCGGGATATTCGTAGTCAGTGTACCCGTACCAATATCGGCGGGGGTGCCATAACCAACCGTGACAGATGTCTGCCAATAGACGTTTGTACCGTCGCTCCACAGCACAAGGTCGTAAAGATTATTAATATCGTTCGGGACATACCGGCCAGAAGCAGAGAATGAACTAAGGCTAGTTGCTGTACGAGCCGTGCCGGTGACATTGCGGACAAGCTGGAGACTGTTCACAGCAGCATTGATCGCCATACCGATTCCACCCGGCGTCGAGGCTGTCACCGGATCGACGTTGGTAGGAACAGTCGTAACATCGAGCATTCCGACGAAGGCGCGAAAAGCGGTCTGGTTCGTAGTCGGTAGGGCAAACCGGAAAAACGCCATCCACGGTTGCCCCATGATGACGCCGCCGCTTGTCACGCGATACGATGCGATAATGCCTGCCGTAGAGGTCGTAGCAATCGTTGACCGATAGGCGGGTGACGTTGTTGTTGGGGATACGATGACGGGTGCGGTACCGCTGACACAGGTGTATGGCAATACGCCTACCTGCTGCGCCAGTGTAGTGACAGACGTGCCCGCACCAAACCGCAGATACCGCAGGTTTCGGTGAATCGGGTGAGGCGCGAGCGCATATGCCATACCCGAAGGCTCACGCATGATCGGCACCGACTTCCCAGCCAACTGCTTACCATAGAGCAACGCCCCGGCAGTTGGTGCAGTAAGGTCGGCGGTCGATCCCGCTGGCAGTTCCAGCCCCCGAAGAGTCTTCACCAGATTACCCCACGATCATGAAGCGCAGGGCATTCGAGGCAGGCGCAACGGCAAACGTGAATGTAACAGTGTTCGTGTCAGTCGCCACCCAATCGGTTAGGATTGCCACCTGCGACGACACTTCACGCAGGCTGACGGTCACATCCTGTGTACCGAGGTTATGGGTCACAGCGATGGATGTGGAAGATCCATTGCCGAGATTGCCTGACACCTTCGTTGCGACAACGGTGGTATCGACCTTAAACCCCGCCGAGGTGACAAGAATACCCGCCCGTGCAGCAGGATCTGCCACGCCGGAAATGACAGTACCGGTGACATTGACGCCATTCTGCCCGGTGTATGCTGTACCCGTGCCCCCGAGCAGGCCCCACGTCTGCGAGGTCGTGCCAATCGTGATCGCCGCGTCCGAAATGATCTGGTAGACCTTATCGGCATTGGTCGTGCCTTCGGTGATCGTGACGGCAGTGCCCGGCTGCAATTCACCTGACGTGTCAGCATCCACCGCACGGGTCAGCGGTGACGATGCGCCCGCCCAGACATAGATGCCGTTCTGAGAGGCGGTGGACTGGTCCTTGAGCAGAACACGGTCATTCGTCGCCATCGTCACGCCGTCGATGGTCGCGCCCGGCGTTGCTATGGTGAGGTTCGTGGTCGAGGCCGCACGAACCGGGAACTTCCACGAGATACCACGCGATGCAGCATCAAGCTGGCCCTTGTTCACGGCATCAGTGACTGCCGAACCGTCTGCGACATTGACGATCTTCTGGCTTTGAAGATCGAGTCCGTTCATTACCTTCATCTTCGAAAACCCTTGCTACGTCGCAATCACATACCCGGTCTGGGGGTTTGCGAAAGTGACAGTGATATGAATGTCGTCGCAGAAGATGTCCGCAATCACGGACTCCCCGCTTGCGAGGAATATCTGTGCACCGGGCGACCGACCGAGGCCATGCAGAATGATCCACGTTGCGGCGGGCGATGCGATGTTGAACCGGACAGAACTTCCACCGCCACCGCCGCTTCCGGCAGGCCCCTGTGGTCCCGGAACGTGAACCTCGACCGTGCCGACGACGGGCGCAGTCAGTGCCAGAGACACGGACTGTTCGGTCGTGGTGATAGATACGTCCGTCGCGGTGACATTCACCATGCCCGGAGTCGCAGTCTCCCGGACTACGACGACAGCATCTGTTTCAATGACAACGACCGAATCCGTCACCGGGTATAGCCCCGTTCCAGTTTCGCTGCACCGCGTAACCAGTAGTCGCTGGTGGTATCGGGCTTTGTGACCAGCACGTCGTACACGCCGTCACTCGTCATGGCGCGCGTTTCAGCAGCCGACAGCGAGAGCGTGCATCGACCCGTAGTCCGATCAACCCAAGTAACTGTCATCGCGGTAAGTTCGGATTCCGCGCCCACGGTATTTCCGGGCAACCACACCTGTGCGGCCACCGTGTATCCCGTCATGTTGAGGGCCACGCCAGCGCCGTCCTTGAATTGGAGCGGCAGGCTGAACGTGGCCCCCTGCGGGATCGTAATGTCGTACTTCTTCGGTGTCACGACTGAAGCAGAGCCTTGAGCCGAAGCACGAGACTCAGCGGGAGTGAAACGGCCCGACGCGCGACATCACGCAGAGTCAGACTCACTGGGGTGGTCATCGAACAATCTCCTTTCGTCGGGACATATCACGAATACCGTGATTATCCAATCAATAGGCCAGCGCCATGAGACGCAGGTGATCCCCGGCAATCGGGGCGGCGATAGCGCCTGCTGCATCGTAAATCGCCATGACTGCCGTAGTGGCTGTCCCGCCGATCTGCTTGAGCATGTACACCGTTGCCGACTGCGTGGTGATGTCGCTGCCGGTGACAACCCAGCCATTCGTTGCGGCTGTGCCGAACGTGACGGTAAACGATGCTGCGGCAGGCGACGTGCCGACCGTAATATCCATTGCAGCCGTGCCGTTGTTCGAAACGGTTGGACCAGTGCCGAGGCCAGTGCCGCTCACAGCCACGGTATAGTTTGCCATGGCGACTTTGCCGCCCGTCAGGAGCAGCGACGTTGGTGCCATGCGGACATCGTTCTGTCCGCGCTCCACTGTACCCCAGAACTGCGTTCCGAGTGTCTGGTTCATGTCGATGCCGGACGGATGCCCCGAGTACGTACCTGTGGTGCGGTACTTGGTAGGGTCATCGAACATCGGGGTGCCCGCCGTATGCGGATAGCCCATGCGCGCGTTGAACCCCTGAAGGATTGCATTGCCCGTCACATTGCCCGTGCGAGTGAAACAGGCCGTATATGCCTGCGAGTTATTTTCAATCCACGTCAGACCATAGATATTCGGCGTGCTGCTTGCGGGGCCGTCAAGCGTGATGGCATAGGCCATCCGGTTGTAGTCCTCGAAGTGCAGATCCAGATACAGATCGGTCGTGGGATACGAGCCGCTGGACCACAGGGTCAGCCCGGTCCCAACGCCTGATGCGCCGCCGCCAGCAACCGTTGCCCATGAGGCAATGAACCGATGGCGTGAGGTGCAGCCCATCCAGATGGCGCTGTTCGGCGCACTCGAAATGATGGTTGCACCGATGAAAGTGTTTTCGTTGAAACTGGCGACGGTATCGACAGCCGCCGTCACCGCGATGAACGCGCTCGTGACGCCCCAGTGATTCAGGCCGTCCTGAATCAGAGCATATCCGCTTCCGCCCACGGCGAGGTTCTGAATGTACGGATGGTCAAACGTACACGTCTCGCTGGCGAAGTTATAGAGCGCCGTTCTGGTGAAGTACCCCCGGATCGTCAGGCCGACGAAAAGGTGCTGATCACAGACGGGGATGTCATTGCGACCAATCTGCATACCAACATCGGGGCGGGTACTCTGCACCGTCTGTTCCAGATGCAGGTTATACACCTTGAGGGAGCGCGAACCGAGGAAGTCGATGGCCACACCACTCGCCATGTGGGCGTCGATCACCGCACCGTCACAGATGATGGTGCCGCCTTCGGCACGAATGCCGGTGAAGTCCAATCCCGAGGTCGTCTTGTACGTGCCCTTGGGGAAGTACAGCGTGGAAGGCAGCGTCAGATACCCCGTGGGGGACGTATAGATAGTTGCCTTCCACGCTGCGATGGCCGCGTTGATCGCAGCCGTATCGTCCGTGGTGCCGTTGCCAGCAGCACCATAGGACTTTACGTTGATCGACGTGCTGCGCCCGACTGCCAGCTTGCGGGATTTTGCGTCCTTCATATCAGTACGTCGTGACCGTACCTGCGCCGGTCAGCGTACTGCGGGGCGGCGGGGCATTACGATAATAGATCGTGGCAGTCGCGCTCGCGTTGTAGACCATACCAGTGGCGGGCATGTCGTACACCGGGCTGTCGATCCAGTATTTCGCCGTGTCGTTGGCTACCCACGCCGCAGGCCACTGCGCGCCGCCCTGCGTCAGATCGCCCTGATCGTCGCGGACGATGGGATTGACGAACCAAGACAGCGTTGTGTTGATCGACCGGAATGTGCCGCCACGGTTGTTGCGGTAGATGCCAGCCACGTCCAGACCTACGCAATCCTCGTGGCTGGTCCAGCCATTGTTGGACGTGCTGGGGGCGCGCCCGTTGTCATAGGCCGTGCAGTTGACCGTGACCATGTGCGACTTGGCACCAGTCACAGACGAGCGGTGAATATTGAATCCATCCGAATAGTTGGCGTCTGCCTCGCATTCGAAGAACGCCGCAACGCCGTGAAGATTATCAATCTTCACCCCCGCCGCGCCGGTATCGTTGACGCCGCCCGCATACTGGAATGTGCATTTGTTCGCCAAGACGATCTTGAACGAGGATGCGAGGCTCGGGGCAGAATAGTTCAGGCACGCCGACGTGTTGCCGCCCTCGAACGCCCACATGGACGACGCATCGGCCACGGAGAAGCCGATGTTGATATTGGCAGTGATCTTGGCGTTGCCCGTGGACGACCGATAGTAACGGGTATTGGCGTTCGTGACCAGAACACCATCGGCCCGGTTAATGTAGAGTTTCGTGCCGTCGTAGTGCCAACTGTTCGGCGTGCGATTGCAGATCGCTGGCGATGACACGTTCATCAGGTCGAGCATGTTGCCGTAGCGGTCGCTGGCCAACCGATCCACGACGCGGTTGATATTGCTCGTGGCAACAGAATAGGTGTTCGTGTACGTCGCGTCAGCCGTCAGGTTGGCGAAATCGTCCCAAGTGCCTGTGACGACTCGCCCAGCACTGGCGACGAAGAAGCAATCCTGCGTTGGGAAAACGCTATTGCCGTTGCTGATATTGTTGGCACGCGGGTAACTGCCCGCCGCCACGATCACCTTGAACGGCGCACCGGATGCATTGCCCAGCGTGACACAGGCATGGATCGACTTCTTCGCGGTGCCCGCCGTCAGCCCGTTGCCGGTGTCGTCAGCCTTGGCGGCATCCGCATAGTACGTATTGGCTGGGGCCGAACGCGCGGTGCTGAACAGATCGAACAGCGCATCTGCCGTAATGCCCACCGAACCGTACGGAGCCATGCTATCCCGATGGACATACGGAGCCGGGGTCCACGTCGTGCAGGCCCATGCTGCCGACCATGCAGTCGGGGCAGGCGGATAATACCGGGCATAGGTGACACGTCCGGCCAGCTTGCGGGATTTGGTGTCCTTCATCGGTCAGAAACCCCCGCGCACGGTGACATCGGCAGAGAACGTCAGATAGGCACTGCCATCGACCGACCAGATGCCCGGAGTCCCCGCAATGTTGCTATCAGTGCCACTGCCATATGCGCCCTTGGAGTCAAGGACAGGCCAGTTGACATAGGGCTGAATTCCGTCGAGCGACCGGGTAACAGTCACAGTCCCGGTGGTGAACTGGAACTCCACGTCACCCAGTAGGCGGGCATCGAACGGAGTGTTCGCAGGCCACGTCGAAGCAAGGGCAACACGCAGAGCGGCGTCACGGAGGGCAATATCACGCAGAGTCAGGCTGGCGGGACCGGGCATCGAAGGTTCTCCTTTCGACGGGCTATATCACGAAAAAAGTGATTATCCAAACTGTCCCGCAATATCGGCCATCGACGTATCTGCGGGCCGTTCAGGAACAACGGGTTGCCCGCCCTCACCGAATACCATGTCATTGCGATCCCACTCGTCTGCCCATCCCGGAGGGTTCTCCCACCGGATCTGTGGCAGCCGGATCGACGGATGCTGGAAGAACGCCACGCAGTACGCCAGAAGGTCGAACGCTTCGTTCCGCTTGCGGGCCGTGTTCTTCCACCCCGCAGGCAGTCGGACTTCTGCCGTAAGCTGGGTGTACAACCAGTCGATGTTCTCCGTCCGGCCTTCGTCGTCATACCAGACCGGATATTGGACAGCACCGCCCGTCGTTTCGCGGTCGCGCAGGGCGGCAGCTTGGTCCTTCACCACGTTCGAGTTGATCGCCCACACCGGAACGTCACCGCGCGCGATGGCGTGGCGGTCCTTCTGCTGGCTATCTGGATAGGTGATATGGATCGACGGAGCCGAACGTGACGGCTCACCTTTCAGCAGGTGGAACCGCTGCTGGTAGCCCCGTCCGTCGTCCCGCAGGAAGCGCCAGAAATCGTAGGCGTTCGAGGTCACGGAAACCGTGGGGCCGTCGAGCGCGGCATTCAGGCGAGCGGCAGTCGTGCTGGCGGCACCACCGGAGTCGCAGGCCACGAGTTTCACGCGCATCTGACGCCCGGAGCCGTCGTCCAGTTCGTATGTCCGTTCGATCACCTCATCAATCAGGAGGTGCCAGTCTTCCTTGTATGCTGCCGGATCGAGCAGCTTGGGATGACCGTCCTCATCGACACGCCGGGATTTCGTGATCTTCCACATATCAACGTGATAGATGTCAGCCGACCACGCGCCGCCCTCCAACTGTACGGGCGCGATGCCGTATGTGTGGCAGACGAACGACGGACGCCCGCCCGCCTGAACGTCGATGGTCGTGATGAGGAACCGAACGCCCTGCGGTACGGTGCCCCGGCGATTGTACGGACGGGCACGGGCCTTCAGTTCTTCCGGCAGTCGCCCGGCTTCCAGCGCCTTCGGGGTATACGGCAGCCCTTGGTCAACGTTCGTCGTGGACTTCAGCGCCGTCTCTTCGCCCGTGCGCTCGAAGTGGTCCATCGCGTTCAGGTATTTCAGGACCAGTTCGGGCCACGTCATGAACCCGGCAGCAGGGCCTTTCAGCCAGAACGACGCGATATTCGAACGGCGAGCCTGACCGACGATGCTGCCGTCTTCCAGCCACTGCTGACCTTCGGCTATCCAACGACCACCGAGGTTCAGTTCGTACTGCATATCGGGCGTCATCGGGAACCCGTCGTGCGGGCAGATCAGCGTGACCTGTTCCGCCGACTCCATAGGGTCCGACGATTTCGGATAGTTCAGCAGGTGGAAGTCCGGTTCGAACTTGCCGTTGCACTGCGGGCAGCACCACTGCCAGCGGCGGCGGTCGCCCGTATTGTAGATCGACAGGATACCGCCCGTTGGCGGGGCCTCGTGGGGTGACGTGGCCAACCACTTGGCATCGGTGACTGGGCGGCCCGGACTGGATTCCGCGACGTTCATTGCGTAACGTCCGAGCGTGGTTGCACGCTTGCTCATCAAGGTAAAGAGATCGCCTTCACCATCAACGTCGTCATCCACGCGGTCATAATCCATCGACCAGTTCCGACCCGAAGTCTTACCCGATAGTTCGTTGATCGACGGATACACGATGGTCGCGCGCATCCCTGACGTGAATGATTTATCAAACACGTTGTCGTTCTGGCGACCGGGGGCAAGCCTGTTCCGAACCTCGGGACTGTTCCTGATCAGTTTGGCGAGGTCAGACAGGCTGAACTCGCGCGCACGGGCCATCGACATCTGAACCAACATCATATCAGTTGGATCACAAATGGCAGTGTGAGCAAGCCAGTTCAGCCACATTTGGCTCTTCCCGGTACGGGCAGGCCCAACAAAACACATGCCCGTATGATCGAGCGAAGTCAGGATCTCCTGTGGTTCACACACATACGGCGTCTTATCCGCCTTCCACGGCCCAGAGTACGACTTCTCCTTGATGTAGACGTACTTCTGCGCGGCCTCCGTTACTGTCAGGCGCTCCGGTGGTCGGATCGCCTCAGAGGCCGCAACCAGCATCTCTTCGAGCGTACGGAATGATGGCAGTCGGTCGCGCAGGGATTGGTTGGCTGCGACCACGGGTTATCCCACGTCCTCTGCGAAGCACCATTCGGCATTGCAGACGGGGCACAGGAAATACTCGGCATCGGCAGGAACAGCATCACCACCCCGGCATCCCGGACAATCGGGATCGGCGTAACGGTTGGCGTCTTCGTATTGGTCTTCCATCAGTCGTCATCCTCATCAAAATCAGGGATCGTGGGGTCGAACTCTTCCCCGGCTACACCGAACATCGGCTTTTCAAACATAGATGATGTTCGGGATTTCGCAGGCATCTCGACCAGTTTCTGCCGCAGTTCGTCGCGCAGTTCGTTGATCGTTTGCTCAAACATTTTGGATTGTTCGTCGGTGAGTTTCGCCTTGATCCGCATCTCCTCAATCGAGGCGGTCAGGACTTCCTTGATCGTCATCGCAGCATCACCGAAGATGCGGAGAACGTCTTCCGTCTCCCACGCTTCCTGCGACTCGATCTTGTATTTCACGCGGCTGCGCTGGCTGTCCCAGAACGCCTTATTGATTTCGGGCGGAAGGTCGGCCTTATTCAGTGACCGGGCAAACTGTTCCGCCGTCCACTTAGGCTTCACCAGATGCGGCAGAACCTCGTGGAAGTAATATACCGGACGCCCACCGCCCAGCATCTGCGCAGGACGGACATTCGCGAGTCGCTTCTTGATCGTCTGCACGTCGATCCGCAGCACGCGATGCAGCCAGTTCGTGCCGACCGGCAGCAGGAAGTCACCTTCGTCCAGCTTGGTCTGACCAATGGCTGCCTTACGGATCTCGGCTTGGTGTGCCTCGGCTTCCAGCTTCGCCACACGGCGTTCCTCGGCTTCCTTGCGCGAGGGTCGTCCGGTTTTCTTGCGAGGCGGCGGTGGACTGCCGAGCAGGTCCTCGAATTCATCGGTCACTTCATCCGCACCCGCAGACGGGCGACCCGATGCTTACCAGCCCAGAACTCGGCACTCTCGGGACGCGGATATGCCGGTCCAATAGAACCATCGTCGTACAGATTGACGTACCAAATCATTTCTTACCTCGCATCTTCGAACCAATATGCCAATTCGGGCAGCACGAACACCTATATAGGTTCAGTGGTTCAGTGTTGTTATCGTATTTCCGAATGCGGTCAATTGCCCGTTTACCCTCTGGGTACGATGCGAATGCCTGCTTCCCATGGCAGCCATACAGTTCAGCCGACCTCATCCCAGAATATCCTCATCCGAGCATCCGAGTTGATCGGACTGCCACTGGCTGATCTCAGTCGAGAGCCAGAACCGCTTGGTCGGGGCGTCCTTGTATGGACGCGGCGCAGGGAACCGCTTCTCGGCCACGCGCCGGTAGATTTCCGACTTGGATAGCCCGGACGCCTTCATGACATCGGGCAATCGTAGGAACTGAAATGCTTGCACTGCACATGGGCCTCCGTGGACGTGGTAGGAAGTTAAATCACCTTTTTGTTGAATGCAAGGGGGTGTTCGGTGGCTGTTTCACGTTTTTGTTGACACGACTCGGACAGTTAGGTTAATCGGCGGTCGTTCCCACGAAGAACGGCGGTGGCTCGTCGGTTTCGAATATAGCCTGTGGGAACACCACCATCACCCAATCAGATCCTCGTAGTCCGGTCGTATGATGTCAGCCCAAGCCTGCATCAGCCGCGTCCGTTCGGCCAGCCACTCGGCGGCATTGTAGACGCCCCGGACTCCGCCATCGACGTGAGCCAGCGACATCTCGATCCAGTCACGGTTCCACCCGCGTTCGTTCATCACAGTCGAGAACAATCGCCGGAAGCCGTGGACCGTCTGCTGCCCGCCAAACCCGGCCCGGCGTAGCGCCATCAGCATCGCCGTCTGTGACAGCACCCCGAACCCGCCGCGCCCCGGAAATATGAACCCAGTGGTTCCCGTGCCGATCACTGCCCGCGCCTGACGGGAGAGCGGAACCAGATGCTCGCGGCCCATCTTCATCCGTTCCTTCGGGATGCGCCATAGGTCGCCCTCAATCTCCTCCCAGCGCGCGAATCGGGTTTCGCTGGTCCGTACTGCTGTCAGCAGTGTGAACTGCAACGCGGCCTGTGTGGACTGATCGCCGTGGTATGCCCAGACAGCCTTGACCAGTGGGTCTATGGACCGAGTACCGACCATAGCCATGTGCTGCACGCGCGGGCGCGGACGGAGCGCCCGACCTATCGACAGCGTGGGGTCAACGGTCGCCCTGCCCGTGGCAATCGCATAGGCAAACACCTCCGAGCATTTCTGTTTCAGGCGGCGAGATACGTCGAGCGCCCCACGCTCCTCGATCCTGCGGACCATCGCTAGGATTTCCTGCGGGGTGATCGCTGCCACGGGTCGCTGTCCGATTACCGGAAGGCCGTCACGCTCCATGCGGGACCAAACCCGTTCGACGTGGGTGAGGTTCTTCCCGACCTTCCAGATGGCGTGATGCTCGCGGGCTATCGTTTCGAACGTCGCGCCATCTGGGACGACTGAACGGACGATGGACGGGTCCAAGCCGAGGCCGAGCGTATCGCGGGCAGCCATCCGCTTCTGGCGGGCGTCAGCCAGCGTGACCTTCGGGTAGATCCCCAGCGCGAGGGTCTTCTGTTTCCCTGCGAACCGATAGGCGAGCCGCCACAGCTTCGAGCCGTTCGGGTTGACCAGCAGGTGCAGGCCCTTGGAGTCGCTGATCTTGTAGGGGGTCGGTTTGGGGGCCGCATGGCGGCAGGCGAGTTCCGTGAGCATTTTTACCCCTGTTGGTATCGCCGGGCGATCATACACCAACGGTCGATACCAACAACTGAGGGGCTTCTCTGGGACGGTGTTAGACCCGCCTATCGGAATTCGTGAGGGATTTCAGTGGGTTTGGGCTGGTGTTGGACTGTGGATGGTAGCGGAGGAGGGA